AGCCTTTAATCATGCACAAGGAGCATCTGCCGCAGTTGTTGGCCCTGCAAGGTCGAGAATACGTCAGATTGTGATATTTGCTGATGCAGCAGGCGCTTTCACAATAAAGAATGGAAGTGCTAGTGGAGAGGTTTTAATTACGCAAACTTTTCCTACAGGGCTTCATCATCTAAATATCCCTGATGATGGTATTATAGCTACTGACGGCGCATTTGTTGCAGCGTTTACAGGCTCTAGTAATCAGTTGACAATATTCTTGTCATAAGGAGTTGGCTATGGCTCGTAAAAGAGACAAGCAGCCGCCTAAAACAAAAAAGTATTTCCGCCCCACAAAGAAAGGGGCGGGAATGACTAAGGCTGGTGTTGCTCGTTATAGACGAGAAAATCCCGGATCTAAGTTAAAAACTGCTGTAACAGGCAAGGTTAAGAAGGGCTCTGCCGCTGCAAAAAGACGCAAATCTTTCTGTGCCAGAAGCGCAGGTCAAATGAAAAAGTTTCCTAAAGCTGCAAAAAATCCTAATAGTCGTTTGCGCCAAGCAAGGCGGAGGTGGAAGTGTTAAGTTTCAATACCTTAATTAGTGGCGCTACTTTAGCTTTTATTGGTTGGATAGCCTTTTCTGTTGTTGAGTTAAAAACAGAAACTGCTGTTATATCTGTAAAAGTAGACCAGAATCATAAGCTTTTAGCAGAACTTTGGGATTTTTACCTACAGGAGAGAGTAAATGCCGATATCGCGTGGGCAAATCGCAAGCCAAATCTCAAAGCCTCCGATGAAAGGTGATAAGAAGATGAAAAAAAGCAACCCTACCCCTAAAGGTTTAACTTATTTTAGAAAAGGTGGAGCGGCCTCAAAGAAGTCAAAAGGAAGTAAAATATGCCCGGAAGGTAAAGCTTGGGCAAAACGTACTTTTGATACATACCCAAGCGCATACGCAAATCTTGCGGCTTCTAAATACTGCAAAGACCCTAATTACGCTAAAAAGTCCAAAGGCGGTAAGCGTAAGGGTAAATAAATGGCAAAGAAAAAAGACCCTGTTGTTGGAACAGGAAAGAAACCAAAAGGAAGTGGAAGGCGTTTATATACGGACGAAAACCCTAAAGACACTGTATCTATAAAGTTCGCTACGCCTGCGGACGCAAGAGCAACGGTGGCTAAGGTTAAAAAAATAAAAAAACCATTTGCTAGAAAGATACAAATACTTACAGTTTTAGAGCAAAGGGCAAAAGTTGCAGGAAAACCTGAACAGGCAAAAATAGCTAAAGCTGGAAAAGAAGCAATACGCAGACAACAAGGAAAGGCCTGATGGGAGAGTTAAAAAAATGGTTAAAACAAGATTGGGTTCGCATTGGTACTGATGGAAGTATCAAGGGTAAATGCGGTACATCTAAAGACAAGAAAAACCCAGATCGCTGCTTACCGTCTGCAAAGGCTAGAAGCCTCTCAAAAGCTGAAAGAGCATCTACAGCACGAAAGAAGAAGAGAGCGGGAGCAAAAGGCAAGACAGTGGTATCTAATACAAAACAAGCTAAAGTCAGAAACCTTGAAAAAGGAGGGCCAGTTAAGAGGCCTTTCAGGGGTAAAAAGGTGGCTGGCACGGCTGTTGCTAGGGGATGCGGTGCAATAATGGCTAACCGTAGAAAACGCACAAAAGGTGCAGTAACTCAGTCATAAGAAGAAATGACATGTCTTTGGAGGAGAATATTAAGAATGAAATACGTCTCTGGTCCAAAGAGGCGTTAGAAAAACCTAATGAAAATTACAACAATATGCCTGCCTGTCCTTTTGCTAAAAGGGCATGGGCTGATGATCGTGTAGGTTTTATCTTTAAAAAAGATGAGTCCTTTGATGTTTTGTTTGAAGCAATTTATGGGTGGGATGATAGAAAAGATGTAATCATTCTTATAGATTTTAACTATTTGGATGTTGATGATTTGTATCAATTTATGGACATACTTAATCAGTCTTTATCTGAGGATGGCATAGATATGTTTGTTATGGGCTTTCATCCTGAATCAGATGAAAACGAATTACTTGAAAACTCCCTTGAGATGACGAATGACAATTCTTATGCTATGATATTTCTGCAACGCTTGACAAAGCTACAGGAAGCCTCGAATGTCTTGAGAGAAAAGGGATATTACGATGTCTGCCAAGATTATTACGAGAACGAACCTTTGTATGAATTAAGAGCCGAACTTTATAGGAGATTAAGATATGGCTGATACTAAGAAAGTTACCCCTCAAATGTCTGCTTCTGCTTTAAAAAAGCTGGCAAAAGAAATGGGTTTTGAACTTAGTAAAGTTCAAAAAACTGTTGATAAAGTACAACCTAAAAAGCCAAGAGGCATGAGAGGTGGTGGTGCAGCCAAGAAAATGATGCGTGGCGGCGCCGCAAAGAAAATGATGCGTGGTGGTGCGGCAACAGCCAAAAAGAAGCCATCTATGATGCGTGGTGGCGGTATGGCTAAAGCTAAAAAAATGATGCGTGGTGGCAAGGTTAAGAAGTAATGGCTGTTTCTGGCTCAACAGATTTTGAATTAGATGTAGCAGAGTACATTGAAGAAGCTTTTGAGCGTTGTGGTTTAGAAGTTAGGACAGGTTATGACCTAAAAACAGCCAAGCGCTCAATGAACCTCATGTTTGCAGAATGGGCAAACAGAGGTCTGAATCAATGGACTATTGTTCAACAAACTCAAACTGTTACAAAAAGCACTGCTTCTTATACTTTAGGAGCTAATGTAATTGATATTCTTTCAATGTCTTTACGACAGGGCACTGGCACAGATCAAACCGACTTTACGATGAGTAGAATTAGTAGAGATGATTATCTGACAACCCCAAACAAAAATACTGAAGCTAGGCCAACTCAGTTCTTTGTAGATAGACAAATTACACCTGTCATAAAAATATGGCCTACGCCAGATAATTCCACTGATATTTTGGTTTTTGACGCTCTCACCAGACTGGATGATGCTGATAAATCAACAAATACTGTAGAGGTTCCATTTAGATTCTACCCCTGTCTTGCTGCTGGATTAGCTTACTACATATCCATGAAACGCGCTCCCGATAGAATACAACTTTTGAAGGCATCTTATGAAGAGGAATTTGAGCGTGCGTTAGCAGAAGACAGAGACAGGGCTTCATTTAATGTAAGTCCAAATTTAAGTTTTTATAGGGTTTCTTAATGTCACGGTTTGCCGCAGGAAAATATGCTTATGGGATATCTGACCGTTCTGGTTTTAGGTATCGTTTAAAAGATATGCGTATGGAATGGAACGGTTTTCTTGTTGGAAAAGATGAATATGAGCCTAAACATCCTCAACTCGACCCCAAAAGAAGACCAACAGACCCAGAAGCTATTAAAAATGCTAGACCTGATCCTCGTACAGAACCTGAAGTAATTCGTTTATTAACGCCAAATTGTTTTAAAAGTGGGGCAATTGGCTCTTCAGTAATTACTGTAACAGAGTTTTCTCATGGCAGAACTACAAACAGCGCCGTAAGATTTAGAAATGTAAGTGCTTTTGATGGATTTTCGCAAACTGTATTAGAAAATTCTCTTGGTTATATAATAACTGTGCTTGATGAAAATAGATACACATTTGCGGTGACTACTGGTTCAGCAACACTAGGGAACACAAGAGGTGGTGGTGAAAATGCAACAGCAGGCCCAGGAACGGCAACTGCTCCAACAGCTTCTCCAACTTTTGACTCTACTGGAACTACACTTGATTCTACAAGCAATACTTTTGACGAGGCTTAAATGGCAAAACAAACAGTAGGAATTGGCTCATCTGCAAATGACGGCACAGGCGATAGCTTACGAGCTGGCGCAGATAAAATTAATGACAATTTTAATGAAATCTATGCTGCGTTAGGAAACAGTTCTAGTGTGCTAACTGACATCATAGACGCAAACGGTCTTTTAGATGTTAGTTCTGGCGCAAACAAAATTGTTTTTTATTATGCGGCCTTGACTGATTTGCCAAGCGCATCAACCTATCATGGCGCAGTTGCTCATGTTCACGCAACTGGTGGGCTGTATTTTGCTCACGGCGGTAATTGGATACGACTTAATGATGAAGTTAGCGGCCCAACAACCACATACACAACGACAGCAGCTACGGGTTCTGCCTACACTTTTTCTGGCCCAGGTGCTACCGCTGGTAACAACCCTAACTTTACTTTTTACAAAGGCCATACTTATCTGATTGACAATACTTCTTATGTAAGTAGTCACCCCTTGCAGATACGAACTTCGGACGGAGGTTCTGCTTTTACAACAGGAGTTACGGATAACTATAATAGCACCACTGGGCTAACTCAGTTCATTGTGCCACATGAGCCTAGTGACACTTCGTTGGTGTACCAGTGTACTGTTCACAGCAGCATGGTTGGAAACATAACAATAGTATAAGTGAGTCAACGGAATGTCATTTACTTACACACAACTAAAACAAGCCATACAAGACTTTTCTGAATACACAGAAACATCTTTTGTTACGAATTTGCCTGTGTTTATTCGTGGTGCAGAAGATCGTATTTTCACTATGGTGGACTTGGAGTTGTTTCGTAAAAACGCAACATCCGCTCTTACTGTAGACGATCCTTATCTAACACTGCCGACTGATTACTTAGCGTCTTTTTCTTTTCAAATCACAACAGCTTTAAACAAAGAATTTTTGCTTCAAAAAGATGTTAATTTTGTGCAGCAATATACGATTGACTCATCTTCTACAGGCAGGCCAAAGTATTATGCTGTTTTCGATGTTGACAACTATATTGTTAGTCCAACTCCTGATCAAAACTATACTGTTGAACTTCATTACTATTATCGCCCTGTCAGTTTAACTGCTGGTGCTGATAGCGGTACAACATGGTTGAGTTCTAATGCCCCAAACGCACTTCTTTACGGTTCTTTGGTAGAAGCGTATACTTATATGAAAGGCGAAGCTGATATGATGCAACTGTATGAACAAAGGTTTGGTCAGGAGATTCAGCGTTTGAAAGACTTGGCGGAAGCCAGAGAGAACTCTGACGCATATCGCAGAGGCTTACCTGATAGGCCAAGGACTTAGGAGTAAAAAATGGCAACAAGTAATGCAGCAACCACTTATCTTGAGAATAAGTTACTAAACTTTATTTTCAAAAATAACGCTGGTTCTTTTTCAACCCCCGGTGACAGCATTTATCTAGGGTTAGCTACCGCAGTTTCTGACGCTGAGGCTGGAAGTGTAACAGAGGCTAATTTTACCAACTATGCAAGACAGCAGATTGCAGCGTCTGGTTGGACTGTTACGTCAAGTAGTGCAGATACACAGACAGCTAAAAATGCTGCTGATGTATCCTTCCCTGCATCTGGTGGGACGAATAACACAATCACACATGCGTTTATCGTTGATGCTGCTTCTTCAGGCAATATCTTGTTTGTAGGTGCGCTAGACGCAAACAAGACTATTGAAAGTGGCGATATCTTCAGGGTTAATGCAAACAACCTAACAATTGAGTTGAAGTAAACATGGCAGGTCAGTTAATTCTTGCTGATAGAGTAAAAGAAACCACCGCTACAACTGGCACAGGCACATATACTTTAGCTGGTGCGGTTACTGGTTTTGATAGCTTTGCTGAAGTTGGTGATGGTAACTATTGTTACTATTGTTGTACTGACGGCACTGATTTTGAAATAGGGGTTGGTAAATACACTGCTTCTGGAACGACTCTTGCAAGACAATTTGTGTTAAAAAGCAGCAATACAGCTACAGCAACGGCTGATGTAAACGGTGCTGTTGAGTATTCTTACACATTAAATGTGGATAATGTTAGCGGAACT